TACATTAACACCAGCTACAACAGCAGGTGCTTATTCAACTATTGCAACAACAGACATAGGTACAAGTTTTAGTTGTGTATGGACTGGAGATGGTTGGGCTGTTATAAGTAGAGCTAGTGGTGCGACTGCAAATGCTAGTACAGTAGCAAGTTATCCAGTATTAGCTTAATACTACATAGTATTAAACAATAACTTAAAAGGGTGGGATTTATTTCTCACCCTTTTTTGTTTTAATTGATATTTATATATGAAGAATAATACCCATTTGGAGAATATTGATGTCAAAATTTAATTTTATATATGAAGAACCATCATCAGCCTTACAGGTAACTGGTTCAACACCACATGGAATCTACGACGCAGATTCAGAATTTCAAACCGATAGTTTGACAGTTTGTAAATATGTAGCTAGTAAACTTGGACATCCAGTTATGCAACTTGAATTTAATAGTGGTTCAATGTATGCTTGTTTTGAAGAAGCTGTATCGGAATACTCACAACAAATTAATCACTACAATACAAGAAATTGGATGTGGGAACATTATGGAAATACCTCAACCACCACTGGAATGAGTTCAACAGGTTCTCATCAACCAGAAACTCCAATTGGTGGATTGTCTTTATTCACATTATCAGAACAATACGGACAAGCTGTGAATGTTGGTGGTAATACTACTATGTTTACAGGTTCAATAACTTTAACAGCTTCAAAACAAGTATATGATTTAACAGCTGATGCTACTTTAGAATCTGATGTTGATGAAGCTGGTGGTGATAGAATTGAAGTTCAACGAGTATTTAATCAAGGCCCTGCAGCTATATCTAAATTCTATGACCCATTTGCTGGAACTTATGATAACATTGAATTATTGGATTCATTTGGATTCGGTAATGTATCACCAGCAGTATCTTATATATTGAGGCCGATATCATATGATTTGGCTAGAGCAAATGCAATTGAAACAAATGATTTGATTAGAAAGTCAGCTTATTCTTTTGAATTGATAAATAACAAATTAAGACTTTTTCCAAGACCAGAAACAGATGATGCTGGTGAAAAAATATATTTTCATTATTACAAACGAGATGATAGAACGGATGTAACTCAATTATATGCAAATAACAAAGTATCTGACCCATCAAATATACCATATAAATTCATTACATATAATGAAATAAATTCAATGGGTAGAAATTGGATTCGTAAATACACATTAGCATTATCGAAAGAATTATTAGGAATCATTAGAAGTAAGTATGCAGCTTTACCTTTACCAAATGGTGAAGTGAATATGGATGGTGAGGCTTTAAAATCAGAGGGTAGAGAAGAAAAAGCAGCTCTATTGGAAGAATTGAGTGAATTTTTAGAAGCTGTTAGTAAGAAAGAACAAGCGACTACTGAACAAGAAGTTGCAAATGCTCAACAAGAGGTATTGAATAAAGCACCATTGAAAATATACATAGGATAAATAAATGTCTCAAACAAAACCATTTTTTATACCACAAAAAGAATTTGATTTAATTAATCAAATGAATGAAGAATTAATTGACGAAATTGTCGGACAATCGGTTGATATTTATAAAGTAAATGTTGATAGAACAGAAGACAATTTGTATGGTGAATCAACTGCTAAATATTATGATATAGGATTCAGAGTAAATTGTTTAATTGAATATGCAGAACCTGAAATTATACAAGACGAGTTTGGTGCAGATTTAAATGGTAATATCAGTATGTTCTTTCAAAGAGAAAATCTATCAAGTGGTTCATTGAATTTTTATCCTGAGATTGGTGATATTGTGGATTGGAATGATTATTATTGGGAAATCAATGGAACAACAGAACCACAATTATTTGGAGGACATCCAAACTTTAAACATAACATTGTTGCAACAGCACATCGTTCAAGATTATCATCATTACAAATAGAAGAAAGGCCAAGATAATGGCTGTTCAACAAATCACACATAAGAAAATTACAAAGTTTGATACTTCTAATCCTAACTATAAAGAAACACCTAAACCTAAACAAGAGGTAAGTGGTAATGTTATGGATGACGAAGATGTCTATGGTGAAAGGAAACATACCTATACACCTGAACCAAATGGTAATTTACAAATGGAACAGATGATGGGTAAGTTGATGAATAAATTGGATAACTTTGATTCACCAAGTCAAACTGGTACAAAAGCCATTGAAGTAGATATTAAAAAAGAAATTGCGATTGGTAAAGTGGATATGTCAGAGATTAAATCAGAAGAAGTAAAAGGTAAAGTGAATAATAAATTAGATAAATTAAAAAAACTGAGAAGACGAAATGGCCGTTAATAAAATTACAAACAAAGGTGTGGTGAATAGAGAGTTAGTCAATAGAGCTAATGAAGTTTCTACTAAAGGGACAACTATTCGTGGTAATAGGGAAACAACCATCATACCAGGTAATAACTTTGCTGATAATTATTCCATTACTTTAAAAGATGTTGATACTGCGGTTTTAAATCACGTTAAGAATGTGATGAAACCAAGAGTTAGAGAAGCTAATGAAACTTTAAAAATACCTGTATTTTATGGTAATGAAGAAAGATGGAAAGCAGTTAGAAAAAGAGGAGTATTAAGAGATAAAAACAATTCATTAATTTTACCATTAATTATGTTAAGAAGAACAGAAATTTCAAGAAATGATTTATCAGGACAATCCTTTCCACACGATGTTAAAGGTAATCATATAGATGTAGTTAGGGCTAATAAATGGAGTAAAGATAATCAATATGATAGATTTTCAGTTCAAACTGGAGTTCAACCTACTTATGATGTAATCACAACTGGAATGCCAAATTATACTGATGTAACTTATGAATTTGTATTATGGACAAACTTCATTGAACAAATGAATCCATTGGTGGAATCTTTTGTAGACCAATCACATACATATTGGGGTGATGGAACAAATAATAAATTCTTATGTACAATTGATAATATATCAGATGCATCAGAAATGAATCAAGATGGTGAAAGATTTATTAAATCAACATTTAGTGTTACATCAAAGGCATATTTACTACCTGAATACTTAAATTCTGTAATTACAAATAAAGTATCCAATATGAAAAAATTCACAACCACATCAAGAGTTACTTTTAAATTTGAAGGTGATGCTACAGATGAACAAGTATCATACTAAAATAATTCACTTGTTTTCAAAATTTATATATATTTATATATAGTTATATAACAAACGGAGGTTACAATGCCAGAAGAAGTAAAATTCACAGAAGAAGAACTTAAACAAGTTCAAGATATACAAGTAAATTACCAAGACATTCAAAATCAATTTGGACAATTAAAATTAGCACAAATTAGATTAGATGAACAAGAAGTCGATTTAGAGCAAGGATTGAAAGATATTCAATCAAAAGAAAAAACATTTCTTGATACGATTACTAAAAAATACGGACAAGGAACTTTAAATCCTGAAACGGGTGTTTTTACATCAATTGAAAATAAATCAAAATAATCAAAAAAAAATTATCGTTTGGGAATTAATTCATATATTTATATATGAATAATACTAATGCGCAAAATAGTATTTACCTCAAATTAAAAAGTTAACTTAGGAGAAATTCAATGGCCGAAAAAATTATAAGTCCTGGTGTATTTACGAATGAAATAGACCAGACTTTTTTACCTTCCGCTGTGGCTGATATTGGAGCTGCTTTAATCGGACCAACCGTCAAAGGTCCTGCAGGAATACCAACTGTTGTAACATCATTTTCTGATTTCCAAGCGAAATTTGGAGATGTGTTCAAAAGTGGTTCAAATTCACAACAGTTCTTAACCTCACATGCAGCAGAAGAATATTTAAGAAATTCAGATACACTAACAGTAGTTAGAATATTGGCAACTGGAGGTGGTTCATTTGGACCAGCCACTGCTGATGTAAAAAATGTAAACACAGTTGGTTTAACATCTGCTAGTGGTAGTTTAACACTTACATCATTTGCTGAAAGTACAACTATATTCGTTAGTTCATCAACAATAGGATTAACACAATTCGTAGGACAAACCTCACCATCAGCTGATGCTAGTTCAAATGATGTTAGATTTTTTGCAAGAGGAGCCAATTTAGGAGCATATATTGATAATTTTGTTGAGGAATTTAATGCTATGGATAAATTTAGTGATTTTGTAGCATCAAATGTTGGTAATACAAAAATAGTAATTTCAGGTTCTGCTAAAGGAACTACAGCAAATGGATTAAATTATTCATCTGGTTCAGGTACAAAT